ACTTTGAAGAACTCTCGCATAAAATTCACCAGTTTGTAAAATTGGAACCGTCGTCAAACATTACAATGACAGCTTTTCATAATGCAGGCGGTATTCCGGCAGTTGCGGATGAGCTTGTTAAAAGCGTACCGGAGTATAAAGGAGGAAAATATAAAGGTGTGTATGTTGACCGCTCTGTAATTCATCCTTATTCAGAACCTTTTAATACAAAACCCGGGCTTGGGATTCTTTATGGAAATATTGCGCCGGAGGGTTCGGTAATTAAGATTTCTGCCGTGGATGAAAGCTGTTACGAGTTTGTTGGTACAGCTAAAACTTTTGATTCTGAAGAAGAGGCAATGGAAGCGCTTGAAAACGATAAAATAAAAGAGGGTGATGTTATTGTAATCCGTTATGAAGGCCCTAAGGGCGGCCCCGGCATGAGGGAAATGCTTGCGCCAACTTCGCTTCTTGTCGGAAAAGGGCTTGGTACTAAAGCTGCTTTAATTACTGATGGCCGTTTCTCGGGCGGAACAAGAGGAATATGTGTCGGACACATTTGCCCTGAAGCAGCTAACGGCGGAGTTATTGCCCTCATCAAAGACGGTGATAAAATTAGAATTGATATAAATAAAAGATTGCTTGATTTGATGGTTTCTGATGAGGAATTAGCAGAACGCCGTAAGTCTTTAAAAGAGTTTGTATCAAAAGCAAAAGGATATCTCGGCAAATATTCAAGAACAGTTCAGGATGCAAGCCATGGCGCAATTGTTTAAAGAAGAATTAAGAAAAGAGATAAAAGCTAAACGAAAGCTTATTAATATTGATTGTCAAATGCTTGTGGAAAATTTAATGAAAACACAAGAATATAAGTGGGCAAAGAATATCATGATTTTCTATCCGTTGAAAGATGAAGTAAATCTTCTTTCTCTGCTAAAGGACAAGACAAAAAAGTTTTATCTCCCTAAGATTGATGGAGAAAATTTGTTGTGCTGCCCTTATGGAGAAGGAGATGAACTTTGTGTATCCTGCTTTAAGACCTTTGAACCTGTTACAAATGCCTGTGATAAAAATATAATAGATTTAGTAATTGTTCCGCCGTTTTAGCGTCAGCGCATTGAATAATAGCTCGAATTACATCCGGTAGTTTTGCCACCTGGCTCTTCTTTGCCCTCTCGTTTTCCCAAACGCTACGCCCCTCGATCAACACGATGGCCGCCGTCACGAGCATCGAGGCGAAAGGTAAAGCGTACCAGTCTATGCAACTCCCGATCAAATCAAAGATCAACGACATGACTTGTATCCGCCAGTAATCTCCCAGTTTCGAAAAAGTTCTCCGCAAACCGCCGGAATAAATCTTCTCTCCCCGGGCTTTAGCGCTATCCGTACCTGCCCACAAGTCGATACAAACAGCGAGAACCATTATAGCCCACATCGCCAGTATAATGTACACTTGCGATTGAATAACGTTAAAATCACCTGTTACAAAAAATTCTATCATTACTCGCCTCCTTTTATTCCATTATTTTTCAACATTGCATTATTTGTTACTATTTTTGCGTATTGAAAACTCTAATTATGGAGGGAACAAGTACCGTGATGGAAAAAGTTCCCCCCTTTTTTTATCACCTTTCCTTGATCGTGTTGTAGAACTCCATGATCGGTTGCTCCAGCAACGTCAAGAAAACGGGTGACACCGGACCACCACTGATGGCTGTGAAAGAGCGATTCTCGCAGTCGTAAGACCCGCTAAAATTCAAATAATCGGAACGCCGTGAATTCTCGTCCACGAAATGCCCGTCGCAACTAAAAGTCACGATACCGGGGATGTTGTTCTCGTACTCCGCCGAAAAATTCACGTTGATCCCTTTCAAAATAACCGGGATCGTGGTTGTCGCTACCGTCTTGTAATTAATTTCCATTTCTATAATTTTTAAATTAAACGTTCGTGTTCTTTATCTTGCAATAAGAATCGATAAGCTGCAATGGAATCGTTCCCGCTTGATCCATCTCGTCGATCCTCTCTCTCAGTACCGCTAACTCGGATTCCTCGAATACCACATCTATGGTCTCTGTGATATTGTTTATAATCGTTTCTTCATTCAAAAGTTCATGACGATCTATCTCCTCCGGGGTGAAATTCACTTTTTGGGCGATTGAATTGAACAACATACCTTTTATGATGTTAGCCTGATCAGGAATGAGATTCTTAATGGCAAATCTGTCTACAAATGTCAGTTTCATACTCGTTAATTTTACATGTTCGATATTAATTCACTTCTTACAATCAAGGATTCCACGTCCCAAGCCAGTTAATAGGCAGCTGGCAGGCCGTCCACTTGTACGTGTCCGTCTTCATCACGAGAACAGTATCTTGTCCACTTGACTGGACAGCCACGTACGTGTTCCCGTTGCGGTAAAATCTTTCACTTCCCGTGCATAACACGTCAAACCCTTGCGAGGCCTCGCTTGTTATGAAAAAATGGCTTCCGATTTCCATACCCGCGTACAAGTTTACTTTCTTCCTGTTACCAGTACCGTAAAGGCATATCATATTGGGATGCTCGTTACCCAGCGTTATACCCGGGTTGGTTCCCGTCATGTAAGCCCTGGAAACTCCCGACACGATGTGCGCGTTTGAGAACATTTTTAACATCCCCTGTGTCACCGCCATGGCATAAGAATTACCATTATTGGGGGCTCCCGCGATCAACGCCACTTGTTTATTACTACCCAGACCTCCATAACCTCCCCCGGACAACATGAAAGTCCCCAGCTTGGCATTCCCGGCGGTAGTCATGTCAGGATGACTACCCACGTACACTTGATGGCCGCTATAACTGAAATTTAACTGGGAACCAGATAGAGCCAGGTTGCTACCCCTTAGCCACGATCCCTCGATAGCGAAAGGACCGAGCTTGTTCGTTATCCCTAATTTTAACAGTTCCGCACCTCCCACAACCCCTTTCAACCCCCAGTCACTAGCGCTATTATAGTACATGCTAATATAGTTACTAGCATCCTTGTAAGCTTTAAATGATTTCTCCGAATCCGTTGATGTTACCTTTACCCCCGGTCCCACACCAAAGTCTTTGCCGCCAATTATCTTGTTGTCGGCAAACGTGAAACCGATAACGGAAATCATATTGGCCGTGATAACGTTAGCTTTTAGGATGTTCGTTCTTAACTTGTCGATAAAAGCGTTATTGGCCGCCAGCGTGTTGACATCTATAACATCCGCATTAATAAGCCCCGCTTTTATTAGCGGACCTTTAGTTAAAGCGTTCGCCTTCAGTGCCTCGAAATTCGTAAACCCAAGCTGTACCGCGAAAGAATCTTTCGTGACGATTTCTATATCGGCATACCCGTCCGACGTTTGGTCAAAACAAGTCATGGAAGCGATATACCATTCCAACGGCACGGATTCGGAAGGAGCGGGATTACCGGTTATATACACGTGTCCACCCGCGCTAAAAGTTCCGGTTGCCCCGCAGACAACCTTACGAAGGTACGTCGTGTATTTCCCTGTACCCTCCGTGGGAGTTAGCCACGTGTCAGTGTAGCCTGTTCCCATGCTATTGGAAGCTGTATTTATTTTATAACCAACGGGTATTTTGGCGATAATTTTTTGCACAAACACGGCATTCGCCCGGGAAGTTATAGACTGGTACACCCCGCCATACCCGGGTGTTTGAGCTGCTTTACACGTGACCTTCAGGCAGTACCCGGATTGTGTCGGGGCATCCGATGGCTTCGCGATTCTTTCCACGACTAGCTTGGCTTTAACATCCGCAACGGAATTAGAGTATTTATTAACCCCATTCCAGCCTAGTTTAAACTCCGGATCTTTATAAAGCATTTTCCCGTTAATGGACTCGCCGGGTACCCCTTGGGCTCCCGTGTTACCCATTTTTCCCACCGAGTAAATTGTAGAACTCGTACCATTAGTGTAACTAATTATCGTTCTCGTCCAAAGATAAGAACCCGCCGCAACCGTTGGAATACTACTGCTCCATGTACCCGTTGGTGCCGTGGTGCCTGATGTTGAGGCTTGATAAGTTATAGCGGTACTACTCACCCCGTTCCCGGCGTTACCGTTCATGCCGTTCGTACCCATTCTACCGACAGAATACATCGTGCTTGTCGTGTTGTCCGTGTAAGTTATGATTGTCCGGGTCCAAAGGTATTGCCCGGCTGCAACGGCGGGTATGCTACTACTCCACGTCCCGGTAGGAGTTGTAGTTCCAGAACTTGAGGCTTGATAAGCAATTGCCGTGCTTTTCACGCCCTTACCAGCTGCGCCAGTGTCTCCCTTGTCTCCGGTGGCACCATGAGTCCCGATGATCACGGGCGTGCTAGTGTATTTACTATTATCCGTGTACGTGACAATCTCGTAATTCCACAAGTACTTCTTTGTCGTTGTGGTGACTTGCATCCCGGTCGTCCATCCCGACGTGGATGTTGTCACGCCACTTGCACTAGCGGAAGCGAGGTAATACTCGGTGATCGATTTAATCCCCACTCCCGTGGCTCCGGTGGCTCCATGCACCCCGATCACTCGCTTGTTCGTTTCCGCCGTCGTGCCATCCGTGTAGGTTATGATCTCGTAATTCCAAAGGTATCTATTCGTCGTAGTCGTGGATGGTACCGTGTCTGACCACGACGTGGGGGCTGTTGTGTTGCTTGACGAAACGGCGTACTTGTTCGCCACCGATCTAACACCACGACCGATTATGCTTGTCCCAACCGGCTTCGGCCTACTCGTTTGCGGGCTTACCGATTGCGTGTACGATCCACTGGTCCACGTGTACCCGTCCGGTCTAGGAGTCCAAGTAACCGGGAAATCCGTTTTAACGTGATATTTACCACCACCACGCAAGTACAAAACAGGAGTACTAGAATACGTCATTTGCCCACAACTCACCGGGGATGACGAACAAAATTTGAACGTATCAACGTAAATTAAAGTCTGGGCATCTGTCGCTCCCCACCCGCTCGCCTGCATGTCTACATCAAAGTCCACGGAAAAACCACTGTTATGAGTACTCCAAGCCGGTTTAGTGCCGCTATTCAATGCCACCGAAACGCATATCCTGTTATATCCAATTCGTGACAACGGTGTGCCCGTGAAAGGTATCCACTTGTCCGCGTCATAAGAGGAAGCATCCAGCCACACGTCAGTTTTCCAGTAATTTTCCCCGGATTTCGCTTTCGTGACAATAAATGTTTTCTCGACGTAAACAGAAGCGGATTCAAGGTAAACACGGAAGGTACAAGATGCCGTGTCGGCGGTCATGGGGGTACACTTGACTCCATCCACGCCATTCCAAGCGAAAGTTCCTCCCGTTTCTTGTTTCGTGCCTATCGAGAATTTGCCCGCTCCTAAATCGCCCGTGGTTGATACCCCCGTTAATTTGGTCGTTCCCTTGTAAGCTGTCACTTTCGTTGTCGCTTTCGCCAGTTCTCCCGGTAATGGATTCCCGTTGGCATCGCAAGCCACCGTGTGAGCCTCGTTGGTTAACAACACGGTACAAGCGTCTTTTCCCGCCGCCCCGGCGGCACCAGTAGCACCCATTTTCCCTATCGAGTAAGATGTACTCGTCGTGTTATCGGTGTAAGTGATAATCGTGCGAGTCCACAAGTATTGATTGGCCGACACGGAAGGGATAGTGGTCCCCCACGTCCCGGTGGGGACGGGGGGC